CGTCCACACAATTAAGTGCAGTGTCTCCCGAAACTTCAAGTTTTAAGAAAAAGAATTTTGTTGAAGAAACGAAGAAAGAGGAAAAAGAGCGCTGGGACCAATCTCCCAGAGTGCTCAATAAGAAGTCGTGGAAAAGAAGGGAGCTCCCATCCACCGCATGAGAGTGAAATCTTCCGCCGCTGCTGTTTCTTCAACAAAAGCCGCGACGGCTGTGCCATCTGATGTAGACCAACAATACCACGAGTACGAGTCGGCATAGAAGGGATCAAAATTCGTGTCTGCCAGGGCTTTCACAGAGGAAATAGCAGAAATACCAGAGGGCATGAAATAATTGTTAGTGTACATGGGCAATTCCACTTCAATTCCCCCTTGAGTACTGGGTACGAACGCGAGAGAACCCTTAGCATCACCCGCAGGACGTTGTGATGTTGAGGTAATGCTGTTAACACCGACTCCAGTTATGGCCTCATTCATTGTAACAATTACTCGGTCCATATCTCGGAAAGGAGTCCCAAGGATAGCAAGCCTTTTCCTGACAGATCCTATCATTGCCAAATACGCATATCGTAGATAAGACAACGCATCAGGTCTCGCACTCGCGCCTCCATACGCAGCTGTTATTGATGGATACACTGACGGTCTCCAGACGTAACCTGTATTAACTGCGACAACCTGCAATTGGTCTGAATTGGTACGCACGAAACGTTTAAGATACGAACGAAGAGACACTGGTTGTTCACCGAAATTCAGAGTGGTTTGAACGCTTGTGTCCAAAACTGGTTCTCCAAGTTCCTCACAAGTGACGTCCTCTGGGAAGTATCCTGACTGAGTAAAAGCACGCGTGTTCGCCACTGGAACATTATCGAACTGATTCAGACGCAGATTCTTACTTCGCACAAACACATTCACGGAGATAGAGGAACCATCCGGTGACTGAAGCGATGTAAAGGGAGTGACAGTAATGAAACCATTAGCATAACCTTGGAGTGCCGCCGGGGTGAGTATGGAAGCAACGGACCTGTTCGCCAACAACATAGATGGTACTCGGAGCCACATACGGGGTTGCAGC